GCCGACTGCGCCCCTGGATACGACCACCTGACCAGCGCCATCGGTGGCGCCATCGGGGCCTGGCAGGGCGCGGCTATGCTGTGCTATGTCACTCCCGCTGAACACCTTGGCTTGCCAACCGTCGAGGATGTCCGTGGCTGGATTACCCGGCAGGCCCGCGACCTGGGGGCGCCGGGCGTCGATCCCGAATACGGCGCCGGCCTGCTGTTGATGCCGGAGGTGGCCGGGCCGTTCCGCGATGTGCCGGCGGATCACTGGGCGGCGGAGGCCGTGGCTTGGGCCAAGGAGCGGGGACTTGTCAGCGGGTACGAGGACGGCGCATTCCGACCCGACAAGGCCGTCAGCCGGGCGGAATTATGCGCGATCCTGTATCGCCGGGCGAAGGGGGCGTGAGCCGTGGACGAGATCATGACCCTCTGGGCCGGTGAGCCGGACGACGGCAGCCGGCCGGACGAATTCGCCGTGGCCCAGTTGCCCGATGCCGAGGGGCCGCGGGCGTTCGTCGTGGCCCTCCGTGACGCCGCCCTGGCGACGGACGCCCGTACCGGGATCCCCGCCGGGTTCATCGTCGCCCAAGCCGCCCTGGAAAGCGGCTGGGGGCGCTCGGTGCCGAAAGACATCGAGACCGGTCGGTACAGCCATAACCTCTTCGGGATCAAGGCCCTGGACGGCCAAGACGCCGTGACTGCGTGGACGTGGGAGTATCAAGGCGGCCAGTGGGTGCGGGTGCAAGCCCGATTCCGCGCCTACTCCGGCTATCAGGAGAGTCTGGACGACCACGCCCGGCTCTTGACCTCGCCTCGCTACGCCCGGTGTCTGCCGGCCACGGACGTGGCGGCCTACGCCCGGTGCATCCAGGCGGCGGGGTACGCGACCGATCCGCGGTACGCGGACAAGATCATCGGCATCATGCGGACGTGGCGCCTGCTGGACCTGCGGGGCGCACCACAGCCGCCGGCCTGCCGGGTGGTCGTCGAGGGGGCCGGCATGGAGGTCGTCGTCACGGACGGCCAGATCATCGACGGGCGGGCCTGGGCGCCGGTGCGCCAGGTCACCGAGGCGCTGGGGGCTCGGGTCGCGTGGGACGCGGGATCGCGGACGGTGCGGATCAGCCGGCCCTGACAGGCCGGCAAATCTCAAGGAGGGATGGTATCATGTTGGAGTTGGAGGAGCTGTTCGCGTCGGGGGCGGCCTTTGTGCCGCTGGTCGTGGCCCTGGTGGAGGGGGCCAAGCAGATCGGCCTGCCCACGAGATGGGCGCCGCTGGTGTCGCTGGCGCTGGGCCTGGTCGCCGGCTTCGTCTGGGTGGTTCCGGGCGACCCCCGCCAGGCCGTGCTGGCCGGGCTGATGATCGGGCTGGGGGCCAGCGGCCTCTACAGCGGGACGAGGGCTACGGTTAAGGGCGACGGCTGAGCGAAATGAAGGCCCGGCTGGGGGACTGCCCCTGGCCGGGCCTTTTGTGTTTTTGGCCCCAGGGTGAGCAGCCCCTGGGGCCACGCAGCCCGGTGGTCACGGGCAATTCTATTGTATCCGGCGCCGCGCCGCCTGGCGCACCGGATTTGGCTGCCAGCGCCGCAGGCTGCGAACGCTGACCAGCAGCCACGATCCGCCCGGCTTGGCGGGGCGGGCGATGACGTCCCCGCGGTTGATGGCCTTGTGCAATCCTGGCATGGTGACGCCTTTGCTGGCTGCCGCCTGCGCAGCCGGAATCCATTCATCCTCCAACGGGTCGAGGAAAGGGTCGTCATCCGGCCCTGGCGCAAGGTGCCCCTGCTGAATCCCGAGGCGGTCCTCCAGGTCGCGGACGGCCTGGTATAGGGGGTGATTCCACACGGCTTGAGTGACCCGTCCGGCCGCCCTGATGAGGGGGTTTTCCGGCCCCTCGACAAGGCGAGCGAACCGCTCCCATGCGACGCCTGCTCGGTAATCGGCCAGGCACCGGCCAAAGAAATCCCGCTCCTCTTCCGTCAGGTCGGTGAGGTCGAGCACCCGACCATCAAGCGTCGTGTATGTCTGCATCGTCTTCACCCCCCCCCTGCCTATACTGATCATAAACCATATGGTTTATTCGTGTCAACCACAGATACAGGGGGCGGAGGTTATCCGCCCCCGATGATCTCCGGCACTCCCGCGACCTCGATGTAGATGGCCTCCTGCCGGAACCGCTCCCTGGCCCACCTGACGATTTCGAGCCACGCCGGGATCTGCGTCCAGCTTTGCAGGCTCACGACGTATTGGCGGCTGGTGTCGCGGTAGATCCGCCCGCCGTCCGTCCAGGTGCCCGCGACGCCCGTCGTGCGGGAGAACCCGCCGAACTGGAGGAGCTGCTGCTCCAGCTCACGCCAGTGGGACCGGGGGAAAGGCCGGCCCTCGTTGTCGCGGATCGGAACCAGGAACATCGTCTTGACCATCGGGTTACACCTCCTTTCTGAGACAATTATAAACCACGTGGTTTATATCCGTCAAGGGGTTTGGTTAATATTTTTCGTGTTTACTTTTCGGGAAGGGGATGTTATCATCCAATACATGGAAAGTGCGATTATTGACGGACCCCGCAAAATAGATGATGTTGGCCGTGTGGTCTTGCCCCCAGCTGTTCGCGCTCTATTGGGCCTGTCAGAGGGGTTGATGGTGATATTTGTCCTCCATGAAGGCCGGATCGAGATTATGAGGGCAGATGCGATTGGAGGAATGGATAATCGACGCCCAAATTGACGCCCAAATCCATCGGCGGGCGTCCGATTTGAGCGTAAAACGCCAATGCCGCCAACAGCCAATGTCTTGATTTTCGCGGCGTCATCGGCTATCATCGGCTTGCGTCTGAGGATCGATGACCGACTACGGATCAGTAGGTCGGGGGTTCGAATCCTCCAGGGCGCGCCACTTAAACACCTAGAGCCGCAAGGCTTTCGAGATTCATGACTGCCGCCGTGAAGGCGGCTTTTTTGCGCCGTTGACGCCCAATTGACGCCCACCAGTATGTCCCAGTAGCTCGTCGATCTTCGCGGCGGCGGCCTCCTGGAGGCCGGGCACGACGTGGGAGTAGAGCTCGAGCGTCGTGCGTATGTCGCTGTGGCCGAGGCGCTCCTGGGCGACGCGGGGGTGGATGCCTCCGAGGAGCAGCAGGGTGGCGTGGGTGTGCCGCAGGTCGTGGAACCGCAGGCCCGGAAACCCCGCCCGGTCGGCCAGGCGGCGGAAGGCATGGGTGAGCCAGCCGTAGGGGTCGAGGGGACGTCCGTCCTGCCAGCAGAAGACGAGGCCATAGTCCTGGTAGTCGGGGCCGGCGGCAAGACGCTCCTCGGCCTGCTGCCGGCGATGCCGGCGCAGAACCTCGACGGCGGAGGCCGGCAGGGCCACGGTGCGCCGCCCGCGCTCGGTCTTCGGTTCCTTGACGTGCAGGCCCTGGCCTCGGAGGCGCTGCAGCGTGCGCCGGACCTGCAGGATGCCGCGGTCCAGGTCGACGTCTTCCCAGCGCAGGGCGAGCAGCTCCCCCGCCCGCAGGCCGGTGTGCAGGGCCAGGTGGATGATCGGGTAGAGGCGGTGCCCATCCGCGGCCTCCAGCAGTCGGCGGGCGCCCTCGGCGTCAAGCGCCGTGGCCTCCGGTCGGCGGGCCCGCGGCGGCTCCACCGCATCGGCGACGTTGCGGGGCACAAGCTGCAGCTTGACCGCGACCTCTAGGGCGCGGTGGATCACCCTGTGGATATAGTGGACGGTGCGGGGCGAAAGCCCGCCCGGGCGCCCGTCGCGCCGCCCGGATTCGAGGAGACGGGCATAGAGGCTCTGGAGGTGTGCCGGCTGGAGGGCCTGGAGCGGCACATGGCCCAGGGCCGGGATTACGAACGCCCGCAGGATGTCGGTGTAGCTCTCCAGGGTCTTCGGCGCCAAACGGGCCTGGCCGTAATCCCGCAGCCACCGCTCCAGGTACTCGCCCAGCGTCTCCCGGTGCGGCTCGACGGCGGTGCCCGCCTTGAGCGCGGCCAGAATCTCCCGCAGCCGTTCCTCGGCCTGGCGCTTGGTTCCGCGGACGGTCTCCCAGTGGCGGCGCTGGCGCTTACCCGTCACCGGGTCGCGGCCCAGTTCGATGATGATGGCCCAAGAGCGTTCTCCCCGTTTACGGACATGGCCGGAGGGCATTCCTGATACTCCCCCTTGGAATAACTTGTCCGAAAGCCGGTGAAGATGGTAAGATTACTACCTGGATGGCGGCGTAGCCAAGTGGCAAAGGCAGGTGCCTCGCAAACACCTATCGCAGGTTCGATTCCTGCCGCCGCCTCCAAGCCCTACATATGGTATAAGCATCCCTTGACATGATCAAGTTCTTGTGGTATTGACTTTCTACGCCTCAAGGGCGATAATATAGTCGCGAGGCACCTGTCGCAGGATAACCTGCGATAAGTGGGCGGCGGCGCCGGTCGAACGCCCTCCGGTTTGGGAGGGGTAGTAGGCACCGTCGCCTAACTCTTTTTGGGCCGCCAACGCCAGACGTTGATCTTTGAACGGTAAGGCGAGTAATAGACGGATTTGGCAATCCTGCTTTTTCTGTCTTCCCCATGCAACCCCCTGGTTTCCCATGTATTAACTACGCCCAGGAGTAAGTCCGCCAACTGAATAAACAGAGACCGCTTCGATGAAACCGGAATGACCCGCTTCACCTGGTACCCGAAACCACCCATCCACGACTGAAAGTTTAGTTCAGCCCGCAAATAATCTAGAAAATTGTCTTCGCGTAGCCGGCTCTTTTCATCCGTAAAAATCAAGATGTCCCCACACTCGGCGACTCGGTGTTGAATGAGAAGCCGGGTAAAAAAATTGTAGCAGCGGTAAGGGGAACCCCCAAACCGTGAAAGGTCGAGAAGATTATTCTGGACTACGATCGAATGGAAACGCCAGTCAAGCGGCATCAGGGTTTCGATGACGGCTTGGTATACCTTGAACCTTAAATTGGACATCTTCGTAAAGTGCAGTTCGTTGTTAAAGTGAAAGCCTGCAAGCACATCTTGAATTTTTCGCCGAATAATCCCTATGGCTGGTTTAGCAATCATAAGAAAGCCAGAGATGAACACGTCTCCGTTTTTGGGCAGGCCGCTCTCATCGTGGAACAAATAGGTGAGAGGAGGCTCTTCATACCCCGAGGTGTCCAGCTCCACAATAACCATAAAGATTCCCCCACCTCTTCATTAATCCCCCGCCGGCTTCGGCTCAATCCTGACCTCCACGACCTTCCCCAGGATCGTCACCTTCGCCGGCGGCAAAAGCACCGGCGGATAGGCCGGGTTGTCGGCGGTGAGGAGCACCTGTTTGTCCACCCGCCGCACCCGCCGCAGATGCGCCTCATCCTCGCCGTTCCACCAGACGACCGCGATCTCGCCATCCTCCACCGTCGGCTGCCGGCGGACGATCACGATGTCGCCCGGCATGATGCGGGCCGGCGCCATGCAGTCTCCCGTGACCCGCAGGGCGAAGAACTCCCCGCTCCTGGCCCGCTCGGCGGTGATGGTGGTCCAGCCCTCGACGTGCTGCTCGGCCCAGTGCGGGTCGCCGGCATGGATGCGGCCCAGGATGGGGATGCGGACGAACTCCGGCTCCCAGGCGCCGGGAGGTAAGCTGGCATCGTAGGGGACGCGGGATTCGGCGGCGCGATCGGCTCCGTAAATTCGGCCTACCCGTTGCATCAAAATTTCCTCGTTTGGTAGTTCAATGCGGCTAATAAGGTCATCGACAGATATGCTATCCTCCAAAGCTGCCAAGAGGTGTTCCAGAGGCACTCCATATGCCTCAGCAAAAGCCATAACCGTATCGGTGCGCGGCCAATAACGGCCGTTTTCTATGTCGTGCACCGCCTGACGGGTGCGACCAACCCTGCGGGCGGCCTCTACCACACTCCAACCCCGCCGCTTTCGTATTGCCCTCAGGTATTGCCCAAGCTCTTTCTGACCCATAGGTCAAGTGTACACGACATCCAAAAATTTTTGGTCGCGACCGCTTGACATGGTGCAGCCCAATAGTGTAAAGTGATCCCGACAGGAGGAATGCTGGGTGCGTAACCAGATCAGGTACTTTCGCAAGCAACATCAGCCTCCTTTGAGCCAGGCCGAATTGGCCCGGCGCGTTGGCATCTCCCGCCAGGCTCTTATCGCAATTGAGCGCGGTTCCGCAACGCCGTCCGCGGCTGTAGCGGCGCGGATCTGCCAAGCGCTTGGTCAGACTTTCGAGGAGGTCTTCGGCGGCGCCGAGCCGGACGACCACGCCGCCGCCCTCGACCCGGCGGTAGGTGACCGGGCATGATGCCGCTCCGCGCCACAGACGCCCTCACCCGGCGCGACGCCGAGCGGCTGATGGCCGAACTGGCCGCGCTGCGGGCCGCGGTGGAGGCCCTGACCGACCGGCTGGCGGAGCAGCGGCCCGACGTGCACGTCCACGAAGCGCCGGGGGAGCGGCTGGCGCTCTCCCGCGACGAGGCGGCCCGTGCCCTGGGGGTCTCGCCGGACCTGATCGACGACGCCATCCGCGCCGGGCTCCCCCACCGGCGGCTCAACAAGCGGGTGCTCATCCCGGTGCGCGAGCTCCGCGCCTGGGTGGCCGGCGACACCAACAGCGTACCGCCCGGCCTGGCAACGGGCCAGGTGGTTGCGGTTGCCAAGCAGAGAGGGAGGAGGTGATCGTGTTGCGCGTGAGTGGATCGGTGCTGCGCCAGGCCCGCGAGGAGGCCGGCCTGAGCCTCCGGGAGACCGGGCACCGGCTCAACGCCTCGGCCTCGGCCATTTGCCGGTGGGAGCGCGGCAAGCGGCGACTGTCGCCGGACGTCGTGGACGCCGCAGCCGAAGCCCTGCCGGGCGGGGTGATGATCCGGCTGCAGGCGTGCGCCGGGTGCCGGGTGGGGTTCTTCCGGCTGCCGGTGCTCCAGGGCGTGGACAAGCACCCGGTGGCCGTGGTCAGCAAGCTGGCGGAGGAGCTGGAGGAGGCCGCCCGGGCGGCCCGCGAGATCGAGCGGATGCTCCTGCACCGCGACGACGACCGCGACCGCCTGGAGGCGGCGCTGGAGCAGGTGATGGACCTCCTGCCGGCGGCCGCCGTGAGTTTGGTGGCGGTCACGGAGGCGACGGCGGCGACGCTGCCGGGCATCCGCCAGCGGTGGGAGAGCAAGGTGGCGGCCAGGGGTTATCTGGCGCCGCGGAAGGGAGCGTGACGAGATGGGACAGATCGTCGAGATGGCAAGGCCCCAGCTGGGGACCGGGGCCATGAAGAAAACACCTACGAAGAGCGTAGCACATTCCGCCCGACTCATCAAGCTGCCGGGCACGAATCACACCTGCCCGGCCTGCGGCTGCAACGCCTACTGGCCGGCCTGCCGCCGGGAGACAGTCGAGCGCGGCCGGTGGCGGATCATCGCCGTCGTCTGCGTGTGCGGCATAAAGTACGAAATCCGCGAGGACTTGGCGAATGGCAATGCGCGGACGAAGGGTAGGTGGGGAGCATGACGATCACGGTGTCTACGCTTGAACAGTATCTGGATGATCGGATCCAGGCGGAAACGAACTGCGAGACCCGGGAATCGTTCCGCATCGAGACTCAAGACCAGGCCAATTGGGCATGCCGAAAACTGGCCCGCATCGAGTCTAAACGGGCAGAAATCAAGGCCACGGCGGAGCGGGAAATCGCCCGTATTCAAGAGTGGGCGATGAGCGAAACTCAGAGGCTTGATGAGGAGGCCGAGTTCTTCACCGCGCTCCTCGATGCATACCACCGCAGGGTGATCGCCGATGATCCGAAGGCCAAAACCATCACTCTGCCCTATGGCGTGCTGAAACTCCGAGCCCAGCAGCCGGAGTATATCCGTGACGACCGGCAGCTCCTTCCCTGGGTTGAGGCCAACAAGCCGGACTGTGTCCGGGTCAAGAAGGAGACGGACTGGGCACGCCTCAAGTCCGAACTGCAATTCGTTCCCGACCCTGAACGGCCCCATATCCTCGTGGCGGTTGATCCGGCCACGGGGGAGCGGGTGCCCGGCGTCGAGGCCCTGGAACGGCCGGACAAATTCAGCGTGGAGGTGAAGGCATGATGGCAAACCCGTTCAAGCCCGCCGGCCAGAGCCGGAAATACCTGAAGGTTGCCGTATACGGCCCGCCCGGATCCGGCAAAAGCCATTTTGCCCTGACCTTCCCGCGGCCGGCGGTAATCGACACCGAAAATGGGACCGACTATTTCACGAATCGGTTCGAGTTCCAGGTGCTGAAGACCAAGCGCCCCACGGAGGTCCAGGCTGCCATCGAGGCGGTCGAGCGGGGAGAGGTCCCCTGCGAGACCCTCGTGATCGACTCCTTCACGGTGATCAATGACGTGCTGAAGGAGACCTATGCAAAAATCGCTCAGGACCGCGCCCGGGCCCGCGGCCGGAATCCCGACGATGCCAACCTGACGCCGCGGGACTGGGGGCTCATGAAGACGCAGATCCGGTCGATGCTGACCCGGCTCTACAACCTGCCGGCACATACCGTCATCACCGGCTGGATCAAAGACGAGTTCGAGGGCGAAGGCGACAACCTCAAAAAGATCGGCGAGAAGATGGACGCCGATGCCAAGGTGCTCTACCAGCCCGACATCGTCCTGCGGCTGGAGAAGGATCGCCACGGCAACTTCTGGGGCATCGTCGAGAAAGACCGGACCGGCATGCTCCCCGCGGGCCGGATCAAAGATCCCAGCTTCAGGACCTTCGAGCCCGTCCTGGCGGCTTACGGCCAAGGGCTGGCAGCCGAAGGATCGGGCACCGAAGAGGATGCCGCCAACGCAGAGGCTGCGATTCTCTCGCGCCCGGCGCCGTCCACGGCAGAGCAGCAGCAGCGGGTCTACGCTACGGGCGCGGAGCGGGGGCTGGAGGAGATTGAGGTCAAGGCCCTGATGTTCGCCAAATTCGGCACCGCATCCGCCAAGGCGCTCACCTCCGAACAGGCCCAGCAGTTCATCGACGGCCTGGCTACCACCGACGCCGCCAAGCTCAAGGATGCCGCGGTCAGGCTTGTGCAGCGACACCGCGAGACCCTGATGAGCGGGAACGGCCAGACCGGCCGGGAGGCCTCTGTCTGATGCCGGCGACGTTTGCCGATTTCATCGACCAGGTGCTGGACGATGAACCCGAAACGGGGGAGTCCGCACACAACCCTGCCCGCCCCGCGGACGTGACGGCGACCTGGTCGATCCGCGGCAAACAGGAGACTTGGGACGGTTGTCCTGAGGCGTTCCGGCAGAAGTACATCGAGGGGCGCCGGACCCCGCCGACACCGGAAATCCTGATCGGCGGGGTCGTGGACAAGGTGGCTGAAGCCGCCTTCCGGGAGAAGATCGCCACGGGGAAAGACCAGCCCTTGGCGGCGCTCATCGAGGCGGCCGACGCGATTTGGAACGCCGAGAAGGGCAAGGTTGAGCACTGGGGCGAGACGCACCCGGAAACTGTCCGGGCCCAGATCCTGCAGTATGTCGAGCTGTTCCAGGCCGAGTATGCGCCAGCGGTCCGCCCGACGGCGGTACAGGTGCCGATCCGGGCGCAACTCACCGCCACCGTTCTGGTCGGGTTCATCGACCTCATTGACGAGGAAGTCATCGCCGACCTGAAAGTGGTCGGCCCCAAGGCCGACATGGAGCACCAGGCGCTTCGCGGGATGCAGCTCACCGGATACAGCCTGGCCTGGCGTCAATCGGGGAAACGCGAGAAGGCATGTCGCTTGGACGTGATCCGCAAATCCCGGCCTCCACGGCTGGAACGGTTCTTGGCGGATCGCGGACCGGCGGACTACGCAGGGCTGGACCTGACTATCAGTCAGACCATCGCATGCGTCAGGGCGGGGTTGTTCCCGCCCAACCTCCACGCCTGGCAATGCCACCCGCACCGGTGCGGGTACTGGCATACCTGCCGGGCGCGGAGCCCAAAGACCTATCACATCATCGGAGGGTGAACGAGATGACCATGAGCACGACCTGGATGGATGACATCAAGAAGTGGGACGACCAGTGGCAACAGATCGAGCCGGCCCAGGGCGGCCGAGTGAGCGAGGTCCCGGACGGCACCTATGTTGCCGAGATCGCGGACGTCTGCTTCGACACGTCTCGCAAGACGGGCCGACTGCTGTTCGTATGGGACTTCTCCATCGCGGAAGGGGAATACGCCGGAGAGACGGTGCGCAAATTCAGCGGCGTCGAGACAGTGGACAACCTGCGATTTTTTAAGGGCGACTTGGCCACCGTCGGCATCTACCTGCAGAGGCTCTCCGACATCAACCTCGCCGAGTTCATCGGGCGCAGGGTGGAGATCACCATTAAGACGAAGAAGCGCTCCGACGGTGAGGAATACCGCAATGTCTACATCAACCGCTTGATTTCAACGCCGGATGGCACCGCAGCGGGAAGCTCCGCGCATCAGGGGGACTTCCTCGACGGCATGGACTCCGGGCCGTTTGCCTGATGGAGGAGGATCCATATGGCGACTGGACTCGCCCAGGAGATCCGGCTGCCCCAATGGCTGGCCCGAGAGAAGGAGCTCCCCAGGGTCGTGATGCTGGAAGGTGTCGTGTCCAGGACAGACAAGGCGGCTCTAGTGCGCCTCCGCTACACGATCCGTCCGTCGGACCGGTGTCACCGCTGCGGGCTGGAAATCACTCATCCCTCCAGCCTGGCGGTCGGCTACGGCCCCGAATGCTGCGAGAAGCTCGGGCTGCCGCGGCCGGACACGGTGACGGCCGAGGAAATGCTGGCCGCCGCCGGCCGACTGGCCGAAGAGGAGCGGGAGGTGTGGGTGCCGCTCTTCGTGATCGGGGAGGCGCCGCCGGCCGACGATGATGACGACAGCGATGGTGACGATCTCTCGCGGCTCGACCTGTTCGTGGACACGACTTTCCGCGAGAGGTTCGCCCGCGCCCTGCCGGGCTACGAGCCTCGGGTGCCGCAGCTCCAGATGGCCAGGCTGGTCGCCCGCGGGCTGGAGGAGGGCCGGCATGTGATCGCCGAGGCCGGGACGGGCACGGGCAAGAGCCTGGCCTACCTCGTCCCGGCTATCGGCCACGCTGTCCGGGAGGGTAGGAGGGTGCTCGTCTCAACCGGCACCATCGCCCTGCAGGAGCAGCTGGTCGGCAAGGACATCCCCTTCCTGCAGCAGCACCTGGGCGTGCAGTTCAGGGCGGCGCTGGCAAAGGGCAAGGGAAACTACCTGTGCAAGCAGCGGCTGGACGAGGAGCAGGCGCAGCCGGCCTTCGCCTTGGACGAAGCGGCGCAGGCCATCCTCCGGTGGTCAAAGGCGACCGAGACTGGCGATAAGTCCGATCTGCCGTTTGCGCCCAACGGCGCCTGGGACATGGTGTGCGCCGACGACTCCTGCACGGGGCGAAAATGCGGCTACTACGACACATGCTTCTATTATCAGGCGAAGCGGCGCCTGGAGGAGGCCCACGTCGTCGTCTGCAACCACGCCCTCTTCTTCGCCGACATGAAGGTGCGGCTGGCGTCGGGCGGGGCCGCGGGTGTCCTGCCACCGGCGGCGACGGTCGTGTTCGACGAGGCGCACCACTTGGAGCAGGCGGCCATCGGGGCGCTGGGAACCGAGGCCTCCAACCGCCGCCTTGGGTGGCTGGTGCGCCGCATCCGTAAGAGCGAGTGGTTCACCGGCCTGGAACAAGCCGACATGAGACAGGTTGGGCAGCTCCTCCAGCAACTTGAGGAAGAAAACGACCGGGTGTTTGGGCTGGCCCTCAGTCTGAAACCGGATGGAGAACAGGCTTACCGCCTTCCTGCCGACGCCCTGGACAGGCTTGAGACCGGGCGACTGCTGGACGGTCTTGGCGCCCTGTGGAGACTCGTCGAGCCGGCGCCCGGCGTCGACTACGGCAGGCTCGACGAGCAGCAGGCAAAGCGCCGCAAGCTCGCAGACCTCGTTGAGGGCCTTCGGGCCGATCTGGTCACCATCCTCCGCGGCCAGGAGGAGGCCGTCTCCTGGGCAGAGGTGGAGGAACGACAGGGGCGGGATGCCCGCGTTATCCTCCACTCCACGCCGATCTCGGTGGCGGAGCGGCTACGGGAGCACCTTTTTCGGAACAATGCCACCGCGGTGCTCGCCAGCGCTACCATCTCCGCCGGGGGGCGGTTCGACTACCTGCGGCAACGGATCGGCCTTGACGACGCCCTGGAGATGGTCGTCGCCTCCCCGTTCGACTATTGGGACCAGTGCCAGCTCTATGTCGCCACGCACTTGCCAGAGCCCGGTGAGCGCGGATGGCTGGAAGCGGCCATCCCGGTAATCGAGCAGCTCCTGCATGCGAGCCGCGGCCGGGCATTTGTCCTCTGCACGAGCTACCGGACGATGGAGGAGATCCACCGGGCGCTGGCCAGCCGCCTCCCCTGGCGGTGTCTGAAGCAGGGTGAGGCGCCCAAGGGGCGGCTGATCGAGGAGTTCAAGCGGGACGTCTCGAGCATCCTCTTCGCCACCGCCTCCTTCTGGGAGGGGGTGGACGTCCAGGGTGAGGCCCTGAGCCTGGTGATTATCGACAAGCTCCCGTTCTCGGTGCCATCCGACCCTGTGGCCCAGGCCCGGGCCGAGGCCGTGGAGGCGCGGGGCGGGTCGGCCTTCATGGAGCTGTCTGTTCCCGAGGCGACGATCCGCTTCAAGCAGGGGTTCGGGCGGCTGATCAGATCGCGGGCCGACCGCGGGGTGGTTGCGGTACTGGATAAGCGTCTGATCACGAAGCGGTACGGGCAGACCTTTCTCCGGTCGTTGCCCAAGGTGCGGGTGACTGATCGGCTGGAGGACGTGAAAGCGTTTTTTGCGGCATAGCCGATGACCGCCGCCACTCACGGGGGACGGCGGCGCGAAGGTCGGGCGTCCGGGCGAGGCTGGCGCGGCGCCTCGAATGGGGCGGTGCGAGGCCGGCGCGTGAGAGCGGCCCGGACAGGCTCCGGCAGGTAGGGGGCCGGGGCGTACATAGACAAGGCTGGGCGGCGTGGCCGCGAACCGTGGCCGCCCAGCGGGAAAGGAGATGCCACGATGGACACCCCTATCTATTATGCCCCTCACGGGCGGGATGATGCATTCGGAGATGGCTGGCAGGATATCCAGGTCTGGCGCGAGGCCGTGGCCGAGTGGCGGTTGGCCCGTGAGCGATACGACGCTGACCCCGCGAGCGACGCGGCCTACCACCGCCTGCGGGCGGCTGAGGCGCGCATCGCCGAGTTGCGCGATGTCGTGGTGCAGGAACGCATGGCTTTGGAGGCCATCGACTGGGACGAAGCCGAGCGGCGGTTGATAGCCGCCTACGACGCCACCGGGAGATGGCTGCATCGCCTCGCCTGGGCGCTGGCGGCGATCGCTGTGGTGGGGTGGTGGTGGGCGTGGCGGTGACCGACGCCGACCTCCTCCGCCAGCAGCGCCGGATCGCGTCGGCGCGGGCCGGGCTGCGGCGCATCGAGACGCGGCTGTTCGAGATCGAGGTTGAGGCGCCGAAGCAAGCGATGTACCGTCTCTGGCTGTCTCAACGTCGCCTCCGGGAGATGCATGAGTGGTATCTGGCCGACGTCTGGCGCATCATCCGCGACGAGCGGCGCCGACGGAAGGAGGAGGAAAGCCGGTGAGCCTGCGGACGCTCCTCGCTGCGCTTGCGATCTCCCTGGCCCTGTGGGCGCTCCTGATCGGCGTCGCCGTCGCCGGTTGGCGCCTCACCCACCCCGCCCGCGTCGCCGAAGCGCCCGCGCCTGCGGTGGCGCTGTTGCCGCCGGAGGAGCCGACATGGCCCACCCCGACGGAGGTGGAGCGGGAGATCGGGCGGACGGTGCGGGTCGAGGTCACCGCCTACACCTGCTACGACCCGGCCTGCCGGACGGCGACGGGGACACGGGGACGGCCCGGCGTGGCGGCAACCGACTGGCGGGTGTTTCCGCTGGGGACGGTGCTGGACATCCCCGGCATTGGGCGCGTCGTCGTGGAGGATCGCTGCCCGGCTTGTGAGGGGCGGACGCCGCCGGTGGTAGACGTATGGATGCCAAGCCGGGAGGAGGCGCTGCGGTGGGGCAGGTGGATCGTGGCGGCGGAGGTGTGGCCCTGATGCCGTATTGCAAGCACCGCGGACCTGACGGGATCATCCTGCCGTCGGAGACGCACCGGCCAAGCCCCGACTACGCCGCCGGCCCGGTGGTCGAGTACCGGCTGAGCGAGGAAGAGCTGGCGCGGTACAGGGCGCGCCGCCCGGAACGGCGGGAGAAGCGCCCTCTCAACCTCGCGTGGCGGCGGGCGACGCAACAGTCCGCCACGAAACAGACCGACGAGGAGGCGGTGGCTATGACGGATCAAGCCGTACCCAAGCCGGTCAACCGGCGGTGGACGGAGGAGGAGGTCGCCGAGATTCGGCGGCTTGCGTCTGAGGGACTGCTGGATAGAGAGATCGCAGAGCGGTTCGGCGTGCCGCGGACCATCATCACCCAGGTGCGATACCGGTACGGGATTGAGAGGGCGGCGGGGCGCGCCGGCGCAGCAACGGTCAACGGCGTGTCGAGGGAGGCAGCGGCCCCGGCGCCGGCAGCCTACGTCAAGGTCGAGGGCATCATCGCGGAGTATGACCACAAGTTGTTCCTGATTGGCCAGGGCGGTGAGGCCCGCGAGGTGGAGGGGGCCATCGCGGAGCTCGTCAGCCGGCTGCCGGCCGAGGCCAGGGGCCGGCGGGTGCGGGTCATGATCGCGCCGGCGGAGTAGGGGCGGTGGTTGAGGGTGGTTGAGCTGGTCGCAGATCGTCGTCAGTCGAAGCTGCCGGGATAGGAGGCGGGTTACAGCATGGTGATCGTTGCACCACAGAACGACCTGGCCGAACAGTTCGCCCTGCTGTTTCGGGGACGGGAGGACGCCTGGGGCAAGGTGGGCGGCCAGTGCGTCAAACAGCCCGTCACGCTCAAGGAGTACGTCCGTCACCTGCGGGGATACGAGTCGCTTGGGATCTATCCTCTCTTGCCCGACGGCACGGTCTGGTTCGCGGCCATCGACATCGATGAGGATGACCCTATTCTGGCAGCAGAGGTCCGGGACACCCTCATGGACTGGGACGTCCCGGCGTACATAGAGACCTCGAAGTCGAAGGGATACCACGTCTGGGTCTTCTTCTCCGAGCCAGTGCCGGCCAGGAAGGTTCGGGCGCTTCTTCTGGCAGCCTGGAAAACGGCGGCTCCCGAGCGGCCGGCGCCTGAGGTGTTTCCCAAGCAGGATTACGCCACCCGGGTGCGTTTCGGGAACTACATCAACCTGCCCTATTTCCCCCCGCACACGACCAATGGCCGGCGGGTGATGGTTGACGGCCCGCGGGCCCTCTCCCTCGAGGAGTTCCTCGCGGTCGTCCGTCGTATGACCGCTGCGGAGCTGGATGCAGTGATCGAGGCTCACGGAATCAAGCTGGTCTCAGATCCCAGGCGCCAATCGCCGCCGGCGAACGTGGTGCCGCTACGGGGCGCGCTGCTCGCCTGCGCCAAGGCGTTCCTGGAAAACGGCGTGGACGAGGGGGGGCGGGATGTAAGCCTCTTTACCCTGGCAAAACACCTGCGCCGGGCCGGTTACCCGCAGGAGGTGGCCCTAGCGCTGGTCCAGCAGGCGAACAGCCGGTGCCAGCCGCCGGTATCCGATGCGGCCGTACAGCAGAAGGTCGACAGCGCTTACTCCGGCGCCGGCGGTCAGGGTTATGTCTCGCTCGGGTGCGACGACCCGATCTGGTCCTCGAAGTTCTGCCCGGGGAAAGAAGAATGCCATGTCTGGCAACGCAAGACCGCCGTTGAGGAGCAGGCGGCCGCCGCGCCGCCTGCGGAAGGGTTCTCCATCAAGCCTCTGGAGGTGCCATACCCTTATGCCCTCCAGCCCGGGGGATTGTACTACCGGAAGGTGGTGCAAGGAGATGAGGAGCTCGTCCCGATAACCATGGCGCCGATCTGGATCGGGAGCGTCGGGGAAGACATCCGCTCCGGACGCATATTCCTTGACCTCCGCTATCACCACCGCGGCCGGGAGCAGGGCCAATGGGTCAACCGCGCCGTGGCGATGAATGCACGGAAGCTTGTGGACATGGCCGAGTTCGGACTGCCGGTCACCTCGGCCAATGCAACGGCCGTGGTCAAGTATCTGGACGCCTTCGAGGCTTACAACGTCGGCCAGTTGGCCCGGCAGGACCTTTCTTCCACAAACGGCTGGATCGACGACTCCACCTTCCTGGCCGGCCGGCCCATCGGGGAGCGCAATATCCATCTCCACCCTGAGGGGAGCGGCGACGCCCTTATAGTTACCGGATTTCGAGCAACAGGCAACCTGACAGACTGGCTGGCCCTGGCCACCAGAGCCCGGGCGGCTTCACCCCTGGCCCGGTTCGGCCTGGCCGCAGCGTTTTCCGGCCCCCTGCTCAAGCCCCTGAAGGTGCGGTCGTTCATCGTCCATCTGTGCCACGAGTCCGGGGCCGGCAAGTCGGCCGTCATCAAACTGGCCGTCTCGGCGTGGGGCGACCCGGAGCGGCTGATGGCCAGCCTCTATGCCACCAAGGTCGGAGTGGAACGCCTGGCGGCCCTATTCTCGGACCTGCTCCTGGGGCTGGATGAGCTGCAGCTCCAGGATCACGTCGAGTTCAGGCGCACACTGGCCTACCTGCTGGCCCAGGGGACGGGCAAGACTCGGGGCAGCCGCGGCGGAGGCCTCCAGACGACGGCGACGTGGCGCCTAGTGGCCCTGACGTCGGGCGAGGTGCCCATGACCACCTCCAAGGATTTCTCCGGTCAGCAGGGGCGGGTGCTGGACCTGTACGGAGAACCCATGCCGGACAAGAACCTGGCCCAGGAAATGCACCGGTTCGTCCAGGACTGCCATGGCCATGCCGGCCCGGCGTTCGTCAACCGCCTGCTGTTTGAGTCTGCCGAACGCCTGCGGGCGGTACATGTCCGGCTGCGGGAGGAGATCGCCGGGCGGGCGGGACGGGACCTGCGGCCGGCCCATCTGGACGGGATCGCGACGGTCTGCCTCGCCGATCTCCTCTTCTCGCAGTGGCTGGCCGGCGCGAAGGAAGCCGAAGCGCACCTGGAGGCCGTCGATCTGGCCATGACGATTCTGGAATGCCTGCCACCGGAGGGGGAACAGGCTTCATACGCCGAGCGGGCGCTGGAATGGACGCTGGGATGGGTTGAACAGAACCCGGAGGCGTTCGAGGCGAATGGCCGGATCAAATACGGTTGGTGGGTAACACCATCGTGGTCGGCGCGCCCGACGGAATTGGTGCTGATACCGACGGCCTGGGAGCCGGCCATTGCCGCCGCCGGATTCGACCCCGGGCGCGTCCTGCGAGACTGGGGCGAAGCCGGCTGGATCGCCAAAGACGGAAAAAACCTGCGGGTCAAGCGCGGGGATGGGCCGGGGCGGAAAATCGCGCTGATCTGCAGAGAGGAGTGGTTCAAATGATGGTCGGGAAAGTCGGGAAAGTCGGGAGTGTTTACATAATCCTAAAATCTCCCGACTTTTGCTCCCGACCCTCCCGACTTTTTTCCGACTTGTTTCACGCCCGGAAAGCCTTGAGGCTCTAATGTTTCACGGCTCGCTCCCGACTCTCCCGACCAAATTGCAACATCCCATAGCAATTTCTATGAAAGCACTATAGGAACAACATGGTCGGGAAAGTCGGAAAAGTCGGGAGCAATACCAATAAAGCCTTGTGGCTCTAAGGAAAATCAGCTCCCGACTTTTTAAAAACCAGGTCGGGAGCGGTCGGGAGTTACGGAGGATATGGAAGGAGTGGCTAGTTATGGATATACGCCAAGACCCGCGCCCGGACCTGAAGGCCGACAGCGAGCAGTGGACGAGGTTGCTGATCAACGCCGAAGCCTTCTGCACGGATCTGACGGGCATCCTCCACGGGCTGCGCTGCCTGGGGGCCAGGATCGTTTCGGCAGGCGGCAAGTGGCGTTTGGCCAACGGCCAGATCCCGGAGGCGGAATGGGCCAAATACAAAGCCGAGCTGGCGCCGCATGCCGGGCGCCTGGTCTGGCTGCTCCAGGTCAGCGAGCTGGGCCAGGCCATGGACGACCGGGCGGTGGACGGGCTGCCGGTCCGCTGGCGTGAAAGCGGTTCAACCCCTGCTTGGGTAGTGATCAACTCTGCGGTCCTGGACGATCTCATCATCGTTTTGCTGGATCCAAAACACCGGAAGAACGCTGAGAAACGGGGAATGCCCATCTATACGGCGGAAGAAGTCCAACGGCTCAAAGGGCAGCCAAAAGAGGCGCTCATGGCTTACCACCAGGAGAAGGTGGCAAAGCAAGTGGCGGTCTGAGAGGAGGTGGTGTATGTGATCCGGATCGTCATCCCCGGCCGCCCTGTGCCCAAACAGCGCCCCCGCGTGGCCGTGCGGTGGCGCGGGTGGCGGATGGTTGAGGCCCATGCCTACACCCCGCGGGAGACGCGGGAGTACGAAGAGCAGGTGCGGCTGGCGGCCCTGGCGGCGGGGGCGAGGCCGCTGGAGGGCGATGTGGCGCTTGAGGTACACGTCTACGTCCGCGGCCGCCACGGTGACTGGGACAACACGGGTAAGGTGATTTCGGATGCGCTCAATGGCGTTGCTTACCGCGATGACCGGCAGGTGGTGGACGGTCGGGTGATAATCCACCGCGTCCGCCGCGCGGAAGACGAGCGCGTGGAGGTGACGATCCGCCGTGCCACGCTTGATGCAGCTCCCGCTCTGGACGCCTCTGGGCCGGCCGTATAGCCCGGAGGCCGAGACGCGGGATATGCGGGTGGCGATCCTGGAGCACCAGGCCGCGATGTGGCATCCGGTGTACGGTCTGCCGGTGCCGTGGGAGCCGGGGCCGGCCTGCTGTTGCGGCGCTCGGCTGCGGGTTGCGGTGGCGCCCTGTGGGACGAGGGAGGTGCTGCCGATAGCGTTCTGCCGGGAATGCGGGTGGCACATGGAGGTGTGGGCGGAGTAAAAGAGAGCCTCCTCGCGGAGGCCCGGCCCTGGACAAGCTGGGACTTCGCCGGCGGGATGCCGGATTCCTGCCGGCGGCCGCGGGGGTGCGAGATGGCCAGAGACCTGATCCCGTCGTACCGCCATAGCCTGGCCGGCGTCCGGGAGGCGATGCGCCGGGCCCACAACAGGGCCGCCACGGAGGATGAGCCGGCCAAGGCCGACCTCTCCCTGCTGCACGGCATGGAGCAGGACCTGATCTGGACGCTGACATACCTGGAATGGGGCCACCCGCCGCCGGACGACGCCTGCCGGACGGTGCCGATGGACCCTCAGCGGATGCAGGCGCGGGTGGCGGCGGAGATCCACCGCCGGCGCAGCCACCGGACGCCGGAGCGCCGGGCACAGCGCGAGGCGGTGCTGGCGGCCCTGCGGGGGCTGTCGCCACGCGAGCGCGAGGCGGTCCTGATGGTCAAGGCGGAGGGGATGAGCTACGGCGACGCGGCGCGGGCGCTGGGGGTCTCCAAGGCCTCCGTGCAGAGCTACGTGACCCGCGGGCTGGAGAAGCTCATCGCGGCTTGCCATACGGTGTCCGCCTAATTAGTGAGGGGAGTTTTGCGGGTCTGGAGGTGGTTGGTATGAAAAAAAATGCAACAACCTGGGTGCCATCTCCTCGCCAAGCCCGAGTCCTTGAAGCCGCCCAGGAAGCAGGATTGGACCGTAATATCACGACCGTGTGCGCGTCGGCCGGTATTGCGCCTTCCACCTTCTACCGCTGGCTGGAGCGCGATCCGGGGTTTGTGGCCGCCTGGGAATCTATCTGGCGCGGCACGATACGGCGCCACCTGCCCGGTGTTGTCGCCGCGGTTATCCATCAAGCCCAGCGGGGAGATGTGCAAGCCGCCAAATTGGTGGCCGACCTGGCCGGCGTGCTGAAAGGGCAGGAGACCAACGTCCAGGTTGTGGTCAGCCAAGACCGGCCGCCCACCCTGAGAGAGCTGATCGCCAATGGAGCATCTCGCTCTTTTGCCGGCGTATCTCCGCCGGCATCTGACCGATGAGCAGATCGCCCAGTTGGGGGATGTGCCGGCGGACGAGTTGAGCCTGCAGTTGGCCGAGGTAGACCCCGAATGGGCCAGCATCGAGGCCCGCGCCTGGATCGAGCGGCACCTGTGGATCCGCACGAAGGATAAACGGGTGGTGCCGCTCAGGTTCAACCCGATCCAGGAGGCCTACTGGCAGGCCCGGACCAACCGGGACCTGATCCTGAAGTACCGGCAGGGCGGCGTCTCCACGCTGATCCTGGCCGAGTTCTTCGAGGACACGGCGCGGCATGAGCATACCGTCAGTGTCGTCGTGGCCCACGACGCGGAGAGCACCGAGCGGCTCTTCCAGATCGTCCAGCGCTATTACGACATGCTCCCGGAGGCGGAGAAGGCGCGTCTATGTGCCCGTCCGGAAAAGCCTCAGTACAAGAACCGGCGGGAGTTGTACTTCGACCGGGTTGACTCCTGGTTCATCGTCGGCACCGCCGGCAACCTCAACTTCGGCCGGAGCCAGACGATTAATAACCTCCACGCCTCCGAGGTGGCCTTCTGGCCCGACCCGGAAGAGTTGATGACGGGCCTCCTGGAGGCTGTACCGGATGATGGGCGGGTCCGGGAGGAATCGACGGCCAACGGGTTCGGCACCTGGCACCACAAAGAGTGGCAGAGGTCGAAGGCCGGCGAGAGCCGCTTCAAGCCCCACTTCTTCGAGTGGTGGATCCACACCGACTACCGGCTGCCGCTGGAGCCCGGGGAACGGGTCGAATACACCGACGAGGAGCGAGCACTGACGGCCCGGGCCAACCTGACCCCGGAGCAGATCAAGTGGCGCCGGGAGAAGATCAAGGACCTGGAGGACAAGTTCCCCCAAGAATATCCCGAGGATCCGGTCACATGCTTCCTGACGTCTGGCCGGCCGTATTTCGACCGGCAGAAGCTTATGGGCATCACCATCCGCCCGGGCGAGCGGTACACCATCGACGAGGTCAATGGTCAGGTTACCCCCGATCCCGCCGGCGAGCTGGAGGTTTGGAGGCTGCCACAACCCGGCCAGATCTACGTCGTGGGCGCCGACGTCGCCGAGGGCCTAGAGAAGGGCGACTATTCCTGCGGCGAGGTTATGGACTGGGGGACCTGTGAGCAGGTGGCCGAGCTGCACGGTCACTTCGATGTGGACGTCTTCGCCAGGAAGCTGCACGTCCTGAGCGCCTGGTACGGCTGGGCGCTCCTCGGGGTGGAGCGCAATAACCACGGTCACGCGGTCAACAATGTGCTCTTGAACTACACGCGATATCCGAACCTTTATCGGCATCAGGAATGGGACGATGAAGACAAGGCCAAAGACCCCGACGACCTGCCGCCCGGCTGGCCAACAAACCAGAAGACCCGCCCGGTGATGCTGGCTGATCTGAAGGCCGGGGTACGAGGCGACTGGCTCAGGATCAACGGGGAAGGGCTCCGTGGCGAGTGCCTATCGTTTGTCGTCAACGCCAAGGGTAAGCCTGAGGCTGATCTTGGATGTTTTGATGACCGGGTGCTGGCCACGGCCATCGCCCTACAGCTCCGCAAGTTTACCGGGCCCATTGATGCAGGAGTGGCCGCCCGGGAGAGAGAGACAGCGCGTCAAGATTTCTGAGGGGGGTTGACGGTGGCCGACTACCGCGAGATGAACGGGCTCCTGGTGCCGATCCGCTACGCCGAGGCCACCCGGCCGCCCATGGGCGAGGTATCGGTTACCGAGACGCCCTATTACGCGCGTTATAAGATCACCCCCTACAACCCCGACGATCTGGCCCTCAAAAAGGGCGGCATCAAGATCTATGACGAGATGATGCGGGACGACCAGGTGAAGGCCCTTTATTACCTGAAGGTCCGGACCCGCCTATCCACGGGGTGGAGTATCCAGCCGGCCAGCGAAGACCCCCGCGACGTCGAGGCGGCGGAATTTGTCAGGTGGGTATTGAAGGCCATGAGGGGCACCCTGGAGAGTGATCTCAGGGATATCCTGACGGCTATGAGGTACGGGTTCAGCGTCTCGGAGCTTGTCTGGGAGATCATTGACCGGGGACCATATCGCGGGAAGGTCGGGCTCCGAGCGATTAAGGGCCGGAAGCCTCACAACTTCGACTTCGATGTCGAGGAGAACGGCGACGTCAAGCCGGACGGCATAATCCACCGCCTGCCCGGCGGTGATGTCCGTTACCCGGTGAATAAGTTCGTCCTCTACGCCTATAACAACGAGTTCGGCAACCCTTACGGTGAGAGTGACCTGCGAGCGGCCTACCGCTCTTGGTGGAGTAAGAACGTGATCATCAAGTTCTGGAACATCTACCTAGAGCGGTTCGGGATGCCAACCGTCGTTGGCCGGTACAAAGCGGCCGGGGCGATCGGGCCGATCGGTGCCGGCGGGGTGGCGACGAGCAAAGACCAGGAGACGCTGGAAGACATCATCGACAAAATTCAAACAGCTACAGGGATTACCCTGCCGGACCACCTACGGATCGACCTCCTGGAGGCCCAGCGCCAGGGCGAAGCTGGTTACGAGAAGGCGATTGAGAAGCACAACACGATGATCGCCCGGTCAATGTTGATTCCAGCAAAGATGGGCTTCACCGAAGAGGAAAGCGGCAGCTATAACCTTGGCGAGAAGCACTTTGATCTCTTCATGGCGACGATCAGCGACCTTGGTCGAGACCTCGAAGAGGCCGTGATGGGCGAGCAGGTTATTCGGCGTCTCGTGGACTACAACTTCCAGGTCGACGCCTACCCGCAATTCAAATTCGGCGAGATGACGAAAGAGGATAAGGCCAAAGCCATGCAGGAGTTCAAGGAGGCCATCGGCGCTGGCGTCCTCGACCCTAACCGCAAAGCCGACATGGACCATATGCGGAAGCGCATGGAGTACCCGGAATTTGCCGACGACGCCGAGTGGGAGAGCTGGCAGGCGGATAAGGAAGCCCGCCAGCAGAAGCAGTGGGCGATGGGCGATCCGGGGGCGGCCGGCCGGCAGCGGGACCAGGCGCCGGACGGTGACAAAGGCGGCAAGCCGCCACGGCAATTCTCGGCACCCGACGGCGTGGAGCTCACCCCGTACGAGCGGAAGGTCAACTTCGCCGAGGTCGGCAGATTCCTGGACCAGGCCGAGGCCAGACTGGTGTCCGGGCTCCAAGGGGTGGTCCGGCGCCAGCGCGACGAGCTATTGCGGGCGGTCCGGGAGCAGTTCGACACCCTCAAGACTGACCCGGCCCAGGTCGAGAAGCTGCAGATCGGTCAGGTTGGTGCGTTCAGGCGCGAGCTGGCCAGGGCCTTCATGGCCGTCTACGGTCAGGGCAAGGCCGACGTGCGCCAGGAGCTGGACCTGCAGGTGACGGTCGACACCTTCGCGGCGTCCGATTTTCCGGGGCCGGAGAAGTTCTTTGAGGCCAAAGCATTCACCGTGGCCGGTGTGGAGCGGGAGTGGATCCTCAAGGAGGCCAAGATGGCGCTGTACAACGCCATCAAAAATGGCGACACCCTGGACACGGTGATCTTCCGGCTGGGCGAGATATTCGCAGCGGCCTATCTGCCGGACAGCCCGCTGCTGTCGCCGTCGAGGCTTGAGACCATCACCCGAACCAGCCTTAATGAGGCGTACAACGAGGGACGCCTCGCGCAGATGGCCGATCCGGACCTTGGCGACTTCGTGCCGGCAGTCCAATACTCGGCCATCCTGGACGCCAGGACGACGCCCTTCTGCCGTTCGATGCACGGGCGAATCCTCAAGCGGGGCGATCCGTTGGTGAAGAAGTACACGCCGCCGAACCACTTCAACTGCCGGTCCCTCTGGGTGCCGGTGACCAAGCGAGAGCCGTACCAGGTGAGCCCTCCGCCGGAGCTGCAACCCGCGGTGGGTTTCGCTTTGGAAGAGGAGAGATGCCGCCATGCCGGTTAAGGTGACGCAAGCGCCGGACGGAACTGTGGACATCGAGGGGATGGAGATCTTCGCCGCGGGAACCTGGAACGGCGACCCCTATACCGAAGCGGACCTGGACGAGATGGTCCGTGCCCACCAGGACCTCCATGGCAAGCTGGACCCCCCTGTGAAACTGGGCCATACCGAAGGCCAGAAGTTCCTTGGCCAGAAGGACGGCCACCCGGCCCTGGGGTGGATTAAGGGGCTACGGCGGGAGGGCGCCAAACTGGTGGCCGACCTGACGAAGGTCCCGAGAGCGCTCTACGAGCTGATCGAGAAGGGCGCCTACCGTAAACGGTCCGCGGAAATCTACTGGGACTACGACGGCGGGACCGGTAGGAGGTACCCCCGAGTGCTGAAGGCGATCAGCTTCCTGGGGGCTGATATACCGGCTGTCTCGACCCTCCAAGACCTGCTGGCCCTCTATGACGAGGAGCCCGGCGACTGGAGGGTCGTGGCTTTTGACCGGGGAGCTGATGGCCTGCCCGGGGGCGCCGCTGGCGCCGGGAAACCGAAGGGGAAAGGAGATGACGGCATGTCCGACGACGAGTTGAAGAAGGTCTATGAGGAGCGCCTGGCCGACGCGGAGCGCAAGGCCAAGGAGGCCGAGGACCGCGCCCGGGCCGCCGAGGAGGAGGCCAAAGGCTACAAGTCCAAGGCCGAGACCGCGGAACAGGAGCGGGCGCGCCTGCAGGCCGAGAAGCGGTCGACCGAGATCGCCGCTTTCGTTGAGGCGCAGAAGCGGGAGGGGCGCGTCCTGCCCACCCATGAGGGCCTGATGAAGACCTTCATGGAGGCCCTGGATGAGGGCAAGGTGGTCAAGTTCAGCGACGGCGAGAAGTCGCTGCTGGACGGCTTCAAGGCCTATGTCCAGAGCCTGCCCAAGCTGGTGGAATTCAAGGAGTTCTCCGGCGCGGGCGACAAGGGCGGCGGGGATGGTGACTTCCTGGCCGCCGTGAGGGAGTACCAGGAGAAACACCAGGGGGTTGAGTACAGGGACGCGGTTCTCGCTGTGGCGCGGGCCAAGCCCGAGCTGTACAAGGCCTACCAGGAGAAGGAGGCTGACGCCCGATGAGCCAGGCGGTTGCGGTTCTTGACGTTACCTTCAAGGCCGGGGCGGACCTGTCGACGAGCCAGTACGCCGCGGTCAAACTCGGCACCGGCGCCAACGAGGTCGTGCTGGCCGGCGCCAATGAGGAGTCGATCGGCGTCCTCCAGAACAAGCCGACCAGCGGCCAGGCGGCCCAGGTGCGCATGCACGGCACCAGTAAGATGAAGGCATCCGGAGCCATCTCCAAGGGGGCCGCGGTCGCTGCCGCCGCCAGCGGCAAGATCGCCGCGGCCGGCGACGGCCACACCCACACGGAGAACACGGCCGGCACCTACACCCAGAACGCCACCACGAGCGCTCCGGGTGCGGCCAGCATCGCGTACATCATCGGCCGTGCCTTGGAGGCGGCGGCTGCTGACGGCGACCTCATCGAGGTCTTCATCAGCCCGCAGCGCTGGTAAGGCCCCCAACGAAAGGAGAGTGACGGCTGATGCCTGATTTGCGCGACATCCATGTGGACGCGGTACTGACCAACATCAGCATCGCGTACCGGAACAACAAGCTGATCGGCACGCAGGTCCTGCCGATCGTGCCCGTGAAGAAGGAGTCAGACAAGTTCTACAGGTTCGGCAAGGAGCGCTTCCGCACCCCGGAGACTCTCCGGGCGCCGAAGACCAGGTCCAAGCAGTCGAGCTGGACGGTCACAACCGACACGTACTCGTGCGATGAGCACGCGCTCCATGACCTCATCGACGACCGGGAATACCAGAACGCCGACACGCCGATCGCCATCGAGACGACCACGGTAGAAACCCTCACCGACCAGCTCCTCCTGGCCCAGGAGAAGCGGATCGCGGCCCTCGTGCAGGACGCGACCCAGTACGCGACCAGCAACAAGGTGACCCTCTCCGGGACGAGCCAGTGGTCGGCGGCGTCCACCGCAACGCCGGTCAAGGACGTCGACGATGCCAAGAAGGCGCTGCTCGACGTCGGGGTGCGGCCCAACGCCATGGCGATCTCCGACGCCGTCTTCCGGGCGCTGAAGCAGTGTACCGATATTCGCGACCGGATCAAGTACACGTCGAAGGACATCGTGACGATTGACCTGCTGAAGGACCTCTTCGAGATCGAGAACATCTTCGTCGGAGAGGCCCGCTACGACAGCGCCACGGAGGGGCAGACGGCGTCCTTGGCCCCCGTCTGGAACGACAACGTCTGGATCGGCTACATCAACCCGCGCCCGGCGCTCCGCGACATGAGCTTCGGCTACACCTTCCAGGCGCGGGACTTCGAGGTCCGCCGCTGGCGGGACGAGGGGGCCCATTCCAACGTCTTCGAACCGAGTCACGTGGTGGACGAGAAGATCGTGGCCGCTGACGCCGGCTACCTGATCGTCGACACGCTGGCCTGATGGAGGATTGATGACCGATGAAGGTGATCGTGAAGTGGCCGCTCTCTCATGACGGCCAGGATTACGCGCCGGCGGCGGACCCGCAGGACGTTGCCGGGCTGAATCGGGAGCAGGCAAAGCACCTGGAAGCCCTGGGCGCCGTCGAGATCCCGAAGGCCGAAGCGCCGGCCAAAGGGAAAGCGGGCAAGGCTGAAGCGCCGGCCAAGGCGACCGACGACGGCCAGGAGTAGAGCAACACGGGCGCGGGGCGGTTCGGGGGAGCCGCCCCGCAGCCTTTCAAGCGGGAGGTGACGGGCCGTGTCCTACGCGGCGGTAGCGGACCTGAAGAGCCGATACAAGCGGGCCGGCGAGGCCGGCCTGGACGACGCCGCCCTGCAGACCTATTTGGATGAGGCCTCCCAGGACATCGACAGCGCTTTGGCCATGCTCTACACGGTGCCGGTTGCCAATTGTCCGCGACTGAAGTGGCTGGAGGTGGACATGGCGTATGCCAAATTGCTCCTCCGGCCCGGCGTAGGCCCCGAGGTCTCCGAGTTGGAGAAGGAGGCCGCAGTCCTCATTGAGCGGGCCGATAAGAAGCTGCGACAGTATGGGACCGGGGAGCTGCCCTTGGTCGATGTCGCCGGGGCCGTCATTCCGACGCGCACCGATCAGCGGCGGGTAACCTCCAACACCAAGGACTACACCCCCATCTTCAACTTGGACGAGCCGGAGGACTGGGTGGTGGATCAGGATCGGCTTGACGCCATAGGGCGGTGAGGATATGGCTGGCAATGGGCTCAGGGTGGAGTACAAGGTCAGCCCCAGCCTCCGGCGGACGTTCCAGGAGCTGCGGGAGAGGACGAGTGACCTGACCCCCCTCCATAAGCGGTTCGGAGAGGCCACCTTGGGCTGGATCGCCCGCAATTTCGAGCGCGAGGGGTCGCCGAAATGGAAGGCTCTCTCTCCCAATACCATCGCCGGCCGGCGCAAGGGCAGCAGCAAAATCCTGCAGAACACCGGGATGCACCTGAAGAACACCTTCCGGGCACGTCACGCCCGGAACGAGGTCCGGGTGGGCACGCCCTCACAGATCGCCCGGTACCACGAAGAAGGCACCGGCCCCTACGAGATCCGGCCGAAAAGCGCGGCGGCGCTCGCGTTCCCCATGGCGCGGGGCGGCAACTTCGTGAAGGCGGGAGGCGTGTTCCATAAGGCCGTGGCCAGCGACCTGGCTACCGGCAAGGCCTTGTATCGGACTCAAAAGGGCGGACTCTCCCGCGGCGGCGGTCAAGGGATGGGCGTCTTTCGCAAGGTCCGGCATCCAGGTCTGCCGGCGCGCCCGATGCTGCCGACAGAGCAGCAGGTCTATGGGGAGATTCGGATCGCGGAGATCGCGGCCGAATACCTGATGGAGGTGACCCGTGGTGGGTAACGTCAACTTCGCCGCGGTGAAGCAGAAGATCCGGGACATCCTCCAGGCCGAGACCGGCGCGGGCGGCAAGATCGACGGCGCCACGGTCCTCTACGGCCGCAAGGACGCCACCGTGGAGCAGTGCCCGGTTGTCCGGGTCTTCACCCAGCAGGCCCCGGAGAAGCCGGCCACCATCGGCGGCACCCGGCCCAACGAGGTAACCCTGACCTTCTTCGTCGACCTGGCCGCCTTCTCCATGAAGAGCCTTGAGGACTCGGACGATGCCCTGGCCAGCTTCCTGGAGAACGTCCGGGCCATCCTTGAGGACTCGGCCAACGCCACTCTGGGCGGGCTGGTCCGGTACCACGAGATTACCAACATGGACTTTGACGAGGACGAGCAGGGCGGCGGCCACATCTCGCGGGCGACCATCACCCTGCAGTGCACCATCAGAGCGTGAGGAGGTGGCCGCTGGTGGCCAAGAAGGAAACGCCGCGAGCCCTGGAGTTCCAGGGCTCGTTTGCCATGGAGGTGCCCGGCAAGGGCGTGTTCGAGCCGGGCCAGGTCGTCCCATACGACGAAGAGTTGGCCGGACTGTGGCTGGCGCCGGGTACTCTGATGTTCCGGCCGGCAGAGAAGGGGGCTGACGACTGATGCGCGGAGCAAAGGGCCACCTGGGCCTGGTGAAACAGACGGCCTTTGGGACGGCGGTGGAGACGGGTTTCACGTTTCTGCCGATCCTGGAGGAGAGCATCACTGAGACATGGGAGCAGGTGGAGAACAAAGCTATCCGGGGCGTGCTGGGCAGGTATCCCTCCCGCCAGGGGCTCAAGACCTTCGGTGGCAACGTGGCCTTCGAGCCGCAGCCGAACGCCCTCGGCCATGTCCTGCGGGCGCTGTTCGGCGCGCCGACCTCATCTCAGCCGGACGGCGTAGGCAACCCCACCGTCTACCAGCACGTCTATAAGCTCGCGCAGTCGGACTTCGCGGCCGGCTGCCCCACACCGCCCTACACGATGCGGGTCCATCGCGACCTGTCCCAGGGCTTCCAATTCCTAGATGCGGTCGTCAACTCCCTGGCCCTGGCCTTCGGCACCGATGAGAAGGTCCTGAAGGCGACCATGGGTGTCCTGGCCAAGGACCAGTCCCGTGTGGCCACGCCCGACACGCCGAGCTACGAGTCCAACGAGGCCTGGCTGTGGAAGCAAGCGGCCATCAAGGTGGCGACCACCATCGCCGGTCTGGACGGGGCCTCGGCCTACAACGACTTGGAGTCCGCCGAATGGAGCTACGACAACAAGTTAAAGGGCAAGGCGCTCCTGAACGCCACAGACCTCATTGCCCGGTACGAGCGGGAGGACCTGCCGGAACAGAAGCTGACCCTCAAGGTCGACCCCGCCGACGACACCGAGTTCAATAAGTTCGTCGCCGGCACCGACCAGGCGCTGGAGATCAAGTTCACCGGGGCGCTCATCAGCGGCACGTACTACTACGAACTGCGCCTTCGGTTTCCGAAGGTGCGGTACACGGCCTACCCGATCACCATGGGCGGCCCCGGGCCGGTGATCGTGACGGCCAACGCGGATGCGTTTTACTCCTCGGCTGACGGCTGGGACGTCGAGGTGCGGCTGATCAACACGCAGACGAGCTACTGATGGGGAGGGGCCAGTTCATTCCTGGCCCCCATCCAGGCCTTCTTCGCCGTCGTAGGCTGCATCGAATTGGCGGATCAGGCGAGATACGTGGTCCAGCGACAGCGCCCAGATCAACAACATCCCGACACCACCGATAATTGCCAGGACCCAATGGACATCGAAACTGCTGAAGAGGCCAAACAAGAAAAGGGCAACCGAGGCCTGGTAAGCCACAAACCAGCCGAGACCGTCGCCCCACCGCCCAAGAAAAACATGCCCAAGACCAGGGATGAGGGTGGCGAAGACCCTGGTCAGACCTGCTTCCAGCAGCGACACGCGGACCACCCCTTTCGCTGGTCAATATGCAGGTGAATTACTGACAGGCGTCCACGTCGATTTTGAATGATCCACCCTGAACCTTCCTGAAGGGAAGATCGAGGAAGGAAACTTCAAACGTTCGCTTGGCGCCAGCCGGAAAGTTGTTGACTATGAATTTCTCGGTGTCCAGCAATCCACCCTCCTTGTCGTATAGGGTGGCGGTAAAAATAGCCACACCGCAATCGCGGGCGGACTTATTCTCGATCTCCCCGATAAGCTCCGTGCCCAGATCGGTGTTTCCGACAGGGATATTACTGATCTTTGCGTTAGAAGTTGGGAAGGCATCAGAGGGTAGTGTTGCGGTCTTGTTATCCGATGATAATGCGCCTGATGACCCGCACCCAACAGTGAATACGAGAACGGCGCCAAGGATCAGAAAACCCTTCATTGGCATCACCTCAGCAGAAGTATACCACTGGAAGGGGCAATCCAATGGCCGGCCGCAACGAGATCGAAATCCTCCTGAAAGCTATCGACGCCGCCACTCCCGTCCTCCAGAAGATCGTCAGTGAGGTAGAGAAGACCGGCGGCGCCACCCAACAGGCCGGCCAGGCTGGGGAGCAGTTTGGCGCGCAGACCGAGGCGGGGGCCGAGGCTGCCAGCCGGGCGATGAATCAGGCCAGCGATGCGGCTGGCCGCCTGGCCAGCGACATGAATGCGGCCGGTTTAGCCGCAGGAGCCGCCTTCGCGGGCCTCGTCGTCGAAGTCAACAAGGCAATTGAGGCTTACACAGGACTGCAAACGGCCACCATGGCGCTTGATTCTGTGGCGGCGTCCTTCGGTCAAGATCAACGGGCTGTGCAAGAGGCATTGCAAGAGGTGACCGCCGACGGCTTAGTGCCCGTGGGTGATGCCGCCAAAGCGCTGAGCAATCTTCTCGCCAGCGGGTTCAACCTCCCGGAAGCGATCCGCTTGTTTAACGCCTTAAAGGATTCGGCTGCGTTAAACAGGCAGGGATTCCTGTCAATGGGCGAAGCCATCGTAGGGGCCTCCATAGGCATAAAAAACGGTAACTCTATCCTTGTCGACAACGCCGGCATAACTAAGAACCTCTCTCTGATGCTCGAAGAGGCGGGCTACTCTGCGCAGGATTTGATGCGGGCATCAGAGGATGCGGGCATCAGGCAAGTGATCCTCAACGGTATCCTCCAAGAGTCGGCGCGTTTTGCCGGCGGTGCCTCCAAGATGGTCGAGACCTTGGCCGGCAAACAGGCACAGGCAGGCAAAGCCGCACAGGAGCTGCAGGCCGCCATTGGTGGCGCCCTGGAGCCATCTCTCGAAGGATTGTACGAGACGCTGGTCCCCCTGGTTAAAGAACTGGAAGCCCTCGTCAACGCGAACCCCGCCCTGGTGGCCGGGGCTATATCGTCCGCCGGCGCGTTCCTGGGACTGGGGACGGCGGTTATCGGTCTGACCCGGCTGGCGCAGATCCTGAAGGGCGTCCTGGCCGCCACGAAGGTGGAGCTGTGGGGCCTGGCTCTCTCTTCGAAGGGGATCATCGGGGTTATCGCCGGTATCAGCCTAGCCATCGGGGCCTCGGTGGCCCTGGCCAACAAACGCCGCCGCGAGATGGACGAGCTCAAGAAACAACAGCAGGAAGTCCAGCAGTCCATGGCCGACGCGGCGAGGGCCTCTCATGCCGCTCAGCAAGCCGCGATCGGGGATACTATCAAGAAGGAACGCGAACTCGCCCGCGTCCGCGAACAGGCCGCCAAGCAGGAAGAGCGGCGCATTGTGAGCCAGGTTGATCGACTCTACTCTCAGCTTACCCAGGCCCTGCGGAAGCGGTATGACGAGCAGGAGAAAACCCAGACCAAGAGCCTCGACCGCCAGATCGACAGCCTCCGCGACCACTACAAGCGCGAGGTCGAGGCCCTGGAAGAAGCCACGCGCCGGAAGAAGACCGCTATCCAGGCTCAGATCGACGAGATCGACCGGCTGATGGAAGCCCAGGACCAGGCCAACGAGGAAGCCGACCGGCAGAAGCGGGAGGCTGGCGCGAAAGAGGAACTGTTTACCGCCGGCGTCGACCCTGAGCGGGCCAAGGCCATCATGGATGACCTGGCCGACATCCAGGAGGAGCGTACCCGCGAAGCCGAACGGCGGCGGCTGGAGGCCAAAAAGGACGGCCTACAGGCCGAACTGGACGAGATCGACCGCCAGACCGATGAAAAGAAGCGCCGGTTGGAGGAGGAGAACCGGGCACAGGAGGAGGCCCTGCGGCAGCAGCGCGAGCAGGTCCAGCAGCACTACGCCGAGTTGAAGGACACCGTAGACCGCCAGGCGATGGAGCTTCTCTCGAAACTCAAGGCCGGAGTGACCGGCGCCTATGAGGAAATTGTCCGTATCCTCCAGGCTTATGAGCAACCCTTCGAGGTGGCCGGTCTTTCCGCAGGCGAACTTTGGCTGAGGGGCTTTCAGGCGCCGGACATCCCCGCCACCGTCAACAAGGTCATAACAGAGGCCAACAATGCCGGAGAGCTGATCAAGAAGGCGGCCGACGAGGCCGAAAAAGAATGGCGGGCCACGCAGGAGGCCTTGAAGAAGGGTATTAAGGGGCTGGGGGACGACCTGGACGGCTTGATGAACAAAATCAATCAGGTGAAACAGGCGGCTGCCAGCCTTCCCTTTGGCAGGACGGCGACACCCAACTTTGGCACCATGACGGTCCCCGGTGCCGTCTTCGGAAAGGACGTATGGACGCCGACGTCGCTGAATATCCACGGCGGCGTCAACATCAAGATCGACGACCCACGTCCCGACCGGCTCTCGAAGGAAGTGGAGCGCCAACTGAAACGCGAAGCTGGCCTCCTGGGTGGCAAGCAGTTCAAGTAGTGGAGGTGATGCTAGATGTATCGCTTGCAGGTCTTTGAGCGAGGCGTTGAGATCTGGGACTCCGGGTGGTGCAGCGAGTGCCCGCAGATCCCGGTATTCCCCCACGGTCGACTGCTCGAATTCCGGTCCTACTACGCCGTCGATGGCCAAGATTTGGCCTGGGACGAGCTGATCCAGGCCGGCAGATAGACCACAGCAACCCAGCATTCTTTCCGAGGAGCCCGCGTGGCTCCTCTTTTGTTTGCCCAGGAGGTGACGGCATGAAGCGGCTGATCGAGGTTGACGGCCAGCAGGTGGAAGCCACGGAGCTCCTGGAGGAGTGCACCGCCCACGCCAAGCATTTCACGCTGCCCGACGGCCGCCGTGTCGCCGTCCTCCAGCAGGGACAGCACTTCTGGAACAGGGACCTGGCCGCCTGGGACGACTGCGACAACGCTGTCATCGCCGACGCCCGCCCAGAGGCCCCCGGCTTCTCTCACGCCGTCAACCGCGCCCCGCTTCGCGCGCGGTTCGGCCCGCGTGGCCGTCATCGCCTGGGCTTCGGCGTCGGGCAATACGTCACCCTGTCCGCCGCCGGTGTCGCCCAGGTGGTGCAGCCTGTCGCCACGGGCAACCGCGTCACTTACGCGAACTTGTGGACCGCTGCCGACTTGATCTATGAGCATGGCCTGGAGCGGCTGAAGGAGTCCATCGTCCTCAAATCCGCCCAGGCCCCCACATCTTTCACCTTTCGTGTGGCCGAGATTGGCGGTGTAACCCTCCGCCCGGCGGCGGACGGCGGCATCGAGGTGCTGGACGCCCAGGGCGCTCCGCTGGGCCGGATGCTGGCCCCCTGGTGCCAGGATGCCAAAGGCGTCCGTGGCTCGGCGACGCTGACCTACGACGGCACGACACTGACCATCACCCCTGATGCGGCGTGGCTCGGTGACCCGGCGCGGGTGTGGCCGGTGGTGGTGGACCCGACGACTGTCACGATCCAGCCGTCGAGTGCCGATGCCTACGTTCGGAAGGACACCCCCACCACCAATTACGGGACGGCAAGTATAATCAATGTTGGTGATGGTTCTACCGGAACTGGTTTTTCTCTGCGCGGGCTGCTGAAGTGGGATATTAGCAGTCTCCCACCGACTACGGTGGTGCAATCCGCGCAAGTTGATCTGTACTCTACGGGATCAACTAATGCTGATCCAGGGAATATTGGCGCACATTCGGTGCTATCTGACTGGACTGAGACCGGCGTTACCTGGGCGGCTCAGCCGAGCTTCAACGCCACCGCAACGACAATTGTAAACGTTACGGGCAGTGGGTGGAAAACGTGGGCTGGGCTCGCATCATTGGTCCAGAGCTGGTTTACGTCTGGCAACTACGGCGTCATCTTCAAGCGGGTCAACGAGGCTGGCGGATTCGCTTACACGAGCTTCTACTCACGCGAAGAGGCCACCAACACCACCCTGCGGCCTAAGCTGACCATCACATACAACGCTGCTCCCACAGTCACGATCACGACGCTCAACGGCACCCAAGCCAACCCGACCATCGTCAACGATGATGTGACGCCACCTCTCTCCGGCGTCTACACCGACCCGGAGGGCCTTGCAGCGAGCAGTAAGCAGCATCAAATCTTGGACGAAGCTGGCAACATCGTCTGGGATTCCGGGGAGGTGGCCGACTCCACCGCCTCCGGCGGCACGGTGACGGTCAATATTCCCTCGGCGGCGGGCCTCAAATACGGTGCAAAGTACCGCTGGCGCTGGCGGGCAAAGGATTCCGACGCCACGTTCCCGCAGTGGTCCGCCTGGTCCTCCGAGGGCTGGTTCCAGTGCATTCTTATGCCGCCTACCGGCCTAACCGCCACCGCCGACGCAGCCAACGCCGAGATTGACCTGGCTTGGGCGGCGCATTCGGGCGAAAACCTGGCGGGGTACAACGTGTACCGCAAGCCCGCCGGCGCTCCCGACAGCCAGTATGCGAGGATCAATGTTTCCACGGTGGGCACCAACTCCTACACCGACAAGGCCGTGGGCCGCGGGGTGGCCTACGACTATGCGGTGACGGCCGTGGCCACGGACACCTACGAGTCGGTCAAGTCCACGGCGGCCACCAATGTCTCGGTCACCTGGACCGCGGGGGACTGGTGGCTAGAGGCGCTGAAGCTTCCCGGAGTGGAGGCCTGGGAAGCCGAGGACGGCTTCAAGATCTCCGAACAGGAGGTCTTGGGGAAGAGCGTCCCCATCCATCAGAAAGTCGGCCCTGACGGCGGCCGTACGGGGGCCAGGATCACCCTGGCCCTGGACGAGGTCTCTGAGACCGAATACCAGAACCTCCTCGCTGAGCTGGCGAAATCCGATCCCCTGGCCCTACGCGATCCCTTGGGACGGGTTTGGCGCGTGAAGGTATCACGGCCTGGACCCAGGCGGGTGCAGATCGTGCCGGCAACCACCGCGAAGTACCGCGTTGTCGTGCCGCTCCGGGAGGTGATCCGGTAGATGCGCACCACCACCAGCACCTTCGACGCAGCGTTCAAGCGGGGCGACCTCAACCCCCGGCTGAAGCTGGATATCTACGACAGCGACCGAACCACGCTACTCAAGACCTTGACGGATGCCATCAGCGTAACGGTGGACGGCGACCGTAGCCGGCTGATTCGGCGGGGCCTCACCATCAGGCTCGATAATGCCGGCGGCCAGTATACACCGGACCTGAAGAACTTGCTGGCCAGCCTCTTCTGGCGCAACAAGTGGGCGAAGGCCTACGTCGGTCTGGTGACAGCGGCCGGCGAGGAGTGGGTCCAGCTCGGGGAATTCATTTTCCGCCGCCCGATGCCGGACGCGACCGCCGAAGGCGACCTGATCACCGTCGAGGCCCAGGACGGCGCCGCCCGGCTTGACACCAGCTTTGGAGAGGTAAAGACGTACACCGACAGCCCGACCGAGACAGCCGACTATGCGAAGGCGGCCCAGGGGGCGACCGCTTCGGCGTCATCCTCTCTGGCCGCCGGCGACCCCATCCAGCGGCAGGCGTCGGTGGGGATCAGGGCCGAGGCCACGATTGGGGGCATCGTGAAAAACGAGAAAGATGGCGTTACCAACCAGTCGGCCGCCAACACCGACATCCGGGCCGTGGTGGACCACAGCACGGCCAGCGTCTACCGCTACCAGTACGCCCACGACGCCGCCGCCGGGTACAGCCAGCTCCGGTTGATCTTCACCTTGGATTTGGGCAAACCGGAGCAACTCCAGGCGGTCAATGTTACCCTCACTCTCGGGACCCTGGAGGCCACCGAGACGTCCGCAGACGGCAATACCTGGACGGCCTTCGCGGGATCGCCGACGGCCCGGTACCTGCGCGTGAAGGTTCTGGCAGCCGACCAAGGCGTCACCGCCGGCCTTCGGACCTTTGCGGCTGAGGTGGCCGAGATCGAGGTCAGGCAGAACGCGACCCACCCGGCCTCCAACGCTGTTGACGGTGATGCGACCACGGCCTGGCGCCCGTCGGCCACAGACCTGGACCGGTGGATCACTATAGACCTGGGTCAGAGCCGGACATTCAACCAGGTCTGGCTGAAGTGGGGCACATCGGACGGCGACTTGTGGAACCGAGTGAAGTATAGGCTGTCGACATCCGCGGATGGCTCTGCCTGGACGCTTCAAGAAACGACTTCGACCCGGAAGGCTGGCGCCGTGGAACATGCCTTCGCCGCCGACGTCACGGCCCGCTACATCAAGGTCGAGGTCACTGAAGCGACCGGGGCAGTGATCCTGCGGGACGTCTCGGTGAAGAAGATCACGGCGGTCAATACGATCAGCTACCTGGCCCAGCAGATCATCCAGCACGCGGACCCGAACGCACGGCTTCGGATCACCCGGACATGGCAGTACTACAAGTACCCGCTCGGGTTCGCCGAGGAGCATAACCACCTGGACCAGCTCCAGAAGCTCGTTCAGTCGATCGGCTGGGAATACCGCTTCAGCGCCGATGGCTACGACGAGGTGGGACCACCCGAGATGGACCCGACATCGCCGGCATGGACATACAAGGAGGGGGAGGCCAACTTTTCTGCCTTGCCGGCCGAGATCGACACCGATGCCCTGCGGAACAAGATCAAGGTCGTGGGGATGAACGCCAACTTCCGCCCGGTGGAGGGGGTCGCCGCCGACGACAACCTCAACAGCCCAACCAGCATCCAGCGTATCGGGACCTTGTTCGACAAGGTGTTTGACCCCTATGCCGATACGATCGCCAAGTGCGAGGCCCGGGCCAGGGCGATCCTCGCCGAGCGGACACGGGTCACCCAGACGCTGAAGCCGCAGGGGATCATCCACCCTGGCCACGACCCCGGCGACGTCGTGAAAGTCGTCATGCCGGCAGTGGCGGTGGATGGGGTCTTCCGCTTGGACCGATACCGGATCAGCCTGGATGCCGAGCGGGGCCTGGAATGCTCGGCGGAGCTGAGCCAGATCGCGAGGTGATGCCATGCCGCTCGAAACTATCATGGCCGAGGTGATGGCCCGGCTGCCCAGGCCGATCGCCCGCGGGATCGTGACCGCAGTTACCGGGGCCGGCCCCTACTACGCCGATGTCAAGCTGGATGGCGCCGGCGCGGCCACGCCACAGATCCTTTGTGCCTCTGGTTATACCCCGGCGGTCAACGATTACGTGGTCGTCCTCCAGTGGGGGCATGATGCCAGCGACCGGCTGGTACTGGCGAAGATCCCGGTGTAGCAGGCAGGAGTGCGGACTGGAAACGCAGAACCATCCCATTGAGGTGGGGATGGTGGTAGAGGATCGTGGCGAGGATGAACCGCTCCATGTGGATGCCCGCCGGGTCAAGGACGATGCTGGCGGTCTCTGGATGGATTTTCTGGTTGATGAGGTGGGCTTCCGGTGCCGGCTGAAGCGGCGCAGGGCCGTGGCTGACCAACACGAAGATGAGCAGGATGACGATGGGGCCGGGTGACCGGCCTCGTCGATTTTCAACAGGAGGTGGTTCGATTGGCTCTCAATTGGGCCTGGCTCGGCAATCTCAAGCAGGTGGTTGTGGACTTCGTGGATGGCCGGAAAGCGCCTGGCGTGGCACTCGTTATTGAGGACGCGGCGGGGAACCCGGTGGCGCGGGGCGCGAACAAGAAGGTCGGCACCGACCTGACCTTCACCTGGGCCAATTCGGCGGCGGCGAACACAGAAGTCTCGAACGACATCGCTCTGCCGGACACCTGGCAACCAGATGCGCGGTATCTCATCATCGTGCGGAACCCGTCCGCCGTCACCGCCCTGACCGGCAAGATCAAGCTCAAGGCGACGTCCCTGGGCGGTGCCGACCGCTACCCGCGGCTGAAGGGCGGGGACTTCTCGGTTTCTGCGAACGTGCCTGAAGGCGAAGCCGTGCTGGTGGAGGGCTGGATGCTCGGCGACGGTGCCCGGTTGACGCTTTCCAACGACACCGCCCTGGGCGCGGCGGACGGCTTCTCCGCCACCGTCCGGATCATCCAGGTCTAGGAGGCGAGGCCGATGCTGCTTGTTCCGTCTCGCCCGATCCCGCTGCCGGTGCTCCGCCCTGGGCGGGGGTGGTATGACGATTTCGCGGTGACGGGGGCCAAGTCGCAAGCGGGGCTGTCCTATACCGTCCAGGCAGAGTCCGCAGTCCCGGTCAGCCGTGGGATCGAAGTGCGAGCCGTTGCAGAGACTTTTGGAGGGCCAATAATACCGCCGTATACAGCTCGTGATGGTCTAATTGAATCGCGACAGAGACTGCTTGCTGGAAACATCCACATAAGGCCGATTTTTTGGCGACGGTCTAATGATGCGAATCAATGGGCGCTGGAAATTACTGCGGCAAGTGATGTAAAGCTCATAAAGGTTGTTGCGAACGTATGGACCACGGTAGCAACCAAAATCAGCGCGGCTAATCCCTACGAGCAGCACACTTACGCCGCGAGCTTTGTCGGCCCGCGCCATCGTGTCTACATTGACGGCAAGCTGATCTTCGACGTGACGGATACGGCGAATCTCATGAACACCGGCTTCAAGTTTTGCCGGGTCGAAGATTCGGCCGTAGGCGTGACAAAGGGCCTTGTGGAGTACCTCGCCATCCATCCCCTCTAGGGAGGTGTCACGATGCTCTATTACCTCTGCCCCACAGTCGGCGCCGGCACCGAGACCGACCCTCGCCGCCCGAAGGCTGCGGACTACGCCATCGACGGCTGGGCGGCGGCGTACTCGTCGCCAGACGGCACGCAGGCGATTGTTGCGGTGCTGGCCGCGCCGGAGGTGCTTGCCCAGCTTGACGCCGATCCGGACGTCATCCTGCTGGGCGATGCGGCGGAGGCGATGACGTCTGCCGAGTACGAGCGCATCGCGCCGGGAGGGGTGATTTAGGTTGCCGGGTAATCCTCAAAAGCGGCGAAAGCCGTTCCTGCGCGGCGGGCAGCCGGTGAAGATCGCGCCGCTTGTTTGCGCGAGGAGGCGGTGCGGTTGCAGGAGGGGGTGGATTTGCGCGTGGCGGTGGCACGGCTTGAGGAGCGCGTAGAGGGCCTGGAGGCGTGGCAACGCACGCAGAACGGCTCGCTGCAGCGGCTGGCTGATCGCATCGACAGACTCAACTGGTGGATCGTCGGCATTGCCGGGGGCGTGGCGGTCGCCTGCGTCATGCTGGTGATCCAGATGGTGACGAGGAGAGGGACGCCATGACCCACGATACGCCGCCGGTGGTGGTGCGCAACCGGCTGGACGGAAGGCCGGAGATCGTCGTGCTGGAGCCGGGCTGCCCGCCGCTCGTGCTGGTCTGTGCGCCCGGCTGCCCGGTGGCCAACCCGCCAAGCACGCAAACAACGACATGGAACAATTCTTCAGATTTCAGCTACGACTTTGGGTCATTCCTTCAAGACTTCGGAACAGCAAGCGTCGATATTTCCCACAATCACGGGATCGCGGCCAACACGCAATTGGCAACAGGTACTTAGGTAAGTTCGTGGCCGGTGAGTCTGGCCTCAACCCGGCTGACTAGGAAGGAGCCGGTGTCATACTCTATAAATAGAGTATACGGCGCACTTGAAGGAGGGAAAGAGATGCCAGAGCGGGGTGTCCCTATCATTTTCTCCGCCCCGATGGTTCGTGCGATCCTGGAGGGGCGAAAGACGCAGACGCGGCGGCTGATCAGGCCGCAACCGCCCTGCGAGGGCGCCTACGCGGTCGGAGTCTACCGCCCGACGAAGGTGGGGCGCGACGGCGAGGAATACCCCGGCGACGAGGTGTTCGGGATGTATTCCCTGGATGGGGAGTGGGGCCGCAAGTGCCCTTACCCGCCGGGGGCCTTGCTGTGGGTGCGGGAGACATGGCAGGCGATCCACGTGGCCGTCGATCCCGAAACCGGCCGCGGCGAGGATGTGACCTGCGCTGACCGCATCCCGGATACCGCCATGGGATGGTGGTCCCCGGTGTACGCCGCTGATCCCCACCATGCGCCCACGGAAGAGGAGCGAGGCTTTCCATGGCGCCCCGCAATCCACATGCCCCGCTGGGCGAGCCGCATCATGTTGCGGGTGACCGATGTCCGGGCGCAGCGGTTGCGCGACATCACCCGTGAGGACGCCATCGCCGAGGGGGCGACGAGCCGTCCGAACTGCCGTGGGTACCGGCAGCAGGAGCCGGGCTGGTCCATGGACTGGTCGGAGGTGGGGCGGCCCTCCAGGTGGGCGCCGTCGGGCGTCCTGACCGAGAGCGACATCGCCCTGGACACGCCGGTGCTGGCCCTCCGCCACTACTGGGACCGGCTCCATGCTCGCCGCGGCTTCGGGTGGGACGTCAACCCGTGGGTGTGGGCGATCTCCTTCGAGGCGGCTGAAGCGCAGAGGGGAGCTGAGATCTGTGGCTGACCGGTCCACAGCCGTCTTCTGTACCAACCCATAAGGTGTTCTAGTAGTAGATCCTAATGGGCCAGGCTTTATAGCCGTAATCCCTAGCCCAAAGGACCTTGCCGTTGACGGTGATGTATGCCACGAATTTGACATAGTACCGTCTTTTCACGGCAGGTCACCTCCTTTCAGAGGTGATCCTTGCCGGTGGACTTCAGGGCTCAGGTTTAGATGAGTTTCTCCGCATCACCCAAACCACGCTGAGGAGCCCTTTGTCCTGGACCTACTGGTTGTAGCCAGTTGGCCCCCGGCAAGGGGCTCCCGGCTGTTTTGGGGAGCTCATACGCGCAGCCATCGGGGTTACACCACCTTTCTCTTAGGGCTTGTTGCTTGCTCCATCTCAACTTCAACGGCGACGGGAAATGGGGGGAGGTTCAGCGCCAAAATCTAAATCTAAGGGATTCGCGCACAAAGGGCCGCCCTGGCGGACGGCCCTTTGATTTGGAGAGGGGGGGTTGGGAGGTGTCCGATCTTGTGACCACGGCAGCGGGTGGCGGGGTGGCCGGCATCCTGGCGGCCGGCATCGTGCAGGTGGCTCTGGCGGCCATCAACAAGCGTAGCGGCAAGGGCGACCACGAAAGCAATGTCGCCGTCGCCCAGGCTATCGAGCGGCAAGCGGTGGCCACCGAGGGGCTGGCAAAGGTCATAGAGTCTGTGGGCCAGCGCCTGACCGAGCAGGGCGAGGCCCTGCGCCGCCTTGAGGTTGGCCAGGCCCACATCCTGGCCGCGACAAGTAAGTGCAATGGGAGGGTGTCATGATGGGCAAATACTACGTCCCGCCAGTACCCACGCTGGCGGCGCTGGAGACGCTGGAGGAATTCCCCCAGACCGGCCTGGGCCTAATGCGCGTCCCGCCCTACTGGGCGCTTAGCCAGGGCGAGGGCGTCCGCGTCGGCATCGTGGACACCGGCTGCGACCTGGGCCACCCCGAGTTCCGCGGGCGGATCGTCGCGGCACAGGACTTCAACGGCAAGGGCACGGCACAGGACGGCCACGGCCACGGCACCCACGTCGCGGGAATCGTCGCGGCGGCGCGGGACGGGCGCGGTGTGGTCGGGGCCGCGCCGAAGGCCGAACTGGTCATCGCCAAGGTGCTGGCGGACGACGGCAGCGGCACCGACGATCAGGTGGCTGCTGGCGTCAGATTCTGCACCGCTCAGGGCTGCGACATCATCAACATGTCACTGGGCGGCCCGACGCCGGATGAGAGCCTGCATCAGGCGATCATCGAGGCTGTGCGGGCTGGCGTGGTGGTGGTCTGCGCCGCTGGCAACAGCGGTCCTGGAGACGACACGGTTGGCTATCCGGCCCACTTCCCTGAGTCCGTCGCGGTGGCAGCGGTGGACGATCAGGCGACCCGGGCCCGCTTCTCGTCCACCGGGCGCGAGGTGGACGTCTGCGGTCCCGGGGTCGAGGTGATCTCCACGTACAAGGGCGGCAGCTACCTGCGCATGAGCGGGACGAGCATGGCCGCGCCGCACGTGGCCGGAGCGTTGGCGCTGTGGATCGGCCTGGTCAAGCGGACGCAGGGGCGCAGGCCGACCGTTGAGGATGTCCGCGGCTGGATCACCGCGCAGGCCCGCGACCTGGGAGCGCCCGGCGTCGATCCCGAGTACGGCGCCGGTCTCCTGGTGATGCCCGACGCCTCCGGGCCGTTCAAGGACGTGCCGGCGGACCGGTGGAGCGCCAGCGCTATCGCCTGGGCCAAGGAGCGCGGCATTGTCACCGGCTACCCGGACGGCACATTCCGGCCGGATCAGGCGGTCAGCCGCGAGGAGCTATGCGTGATCCTGCATCGGGCAAAGGGGGTATGAGCCGTGGACGAGATCATGTCTCTCTGGGCCGGCGAGCCCGACGATGGCAGCCGCCCGGACGAGTTTGCCGTCGCCCAGCAGCCGGATGCCGGGGGACCGCGGGCGTTCATCGAGGCGCTGCGGCCGGCCGCCCTGGCTACTGACACCCGAACCGGAATCCCTGCCGGGTTCGTCATCGCCCAGGCGGCACTGGAATCCGGGTGGGGGCGCTCAGTACCGAAGGACACCGAGACCGGTCGGTACAGTTACAACCTCTTCGGCGTCAAGGCCCTGGCGGGCCAAGATAGCGTCACCTGCTGGACGTGGGAATGGGGGCCAGTACCCGGCTGGCGGCGCGTCAAGGCTCGATTCCGCGCTTACGCCAGCTATCAGGAGTCCCTGGACGATCATGCACGGCTGCTGACGTCCTCGCGTTACGCCAAATGCCTCCCGGCGACCGACGTAACGGCCTACGCCCGGTGCATTCATCGCGCGGGGTACGCGACCGACCCGCAATACGCGGACAAGCTCATCCAGATCATGCGGGCGTGGGGGCTGCTGGACCTGCGGGGCGCACCACAGCCGCCGGCCTGCCGGGTGGTCGTCGAGGGGGCCGGCATGGAGGT